AGGCGATTTGTTTCATCTGGTTGAAAATTCCACTCGGGCTCGTGCCCTACATATTTGGTTTCAGCACCCCGGGGGTTTAGTCTTTTGATTTCGTTTGATTTTGCCATAGTCTTTATTGTATAGGAAATTTTTGTAATGTCAACCAATAAGTGCCGCAAAGGTAATATGTTTTTCCAAATTATCAATACGCTCGGTCGCCTGCTGTAATAACTCTTGGTATCGAGATGTTTCTTTGTGCATTCTGCGGCATTCTACCGATTCCTGATCTACTGCTGTCATAGCCATATCGACAGTTCGAATCATTTTAATAAGGTCGCGTTTAGCCACTTTGCTTTTAACAGAATTTACCTGTTCTACAGCACGGTCTAAACGGTTGTATAATTCATCCATAACAGTAATTATACGAGCTTTTGAATTCATAGTCAATCTAACCGCTAAATACACTACTATGCCACGCCTGAGCCTATACCGTCCTAACAGATCTAGCGATTACCAATTTTTAGACCGCACTATTAGTGAAATGTACACTGTTGGCGGCATCGATATTTTTTGCCACAAATACCTCGGTCCGCAGGGTGCGGGCACAGACAACGGTAACAATGATGCTACCATTCCCAATTATGCCACAACAAATCCCTTGTTCATTGAAGACCTGTTGCTGTTAGAAAATCGTGATCGTGTGTATGATCCTGATGTTTTTATCATGCGTGGAGTATACCGCACACAAGACGTAGATTTTGATCTAACACAATTTGGCTTATTTTTAAATGGTGATACCTTGTTTATCACCTTTCATTACAATGACATGATAGATACCTTTGGGCGCAAGCTCATGGTTGGTGATGTTATTGAGATTCCCAACCTAAGAGATTATAATCCACTTGACACTACCTTGGTCAAGAGTTTAGCTAGATATTATGTAATTCAAGATGGCAACTTTGCATCAGAAGGATTTAGTCAAACTTGGTTACCGCACTTGTGGCGCATCAAAGCTACACCCTTGGTCAATGCTCAAGAGTACAGCCAGATAATGAATCAACCGTTCATGCCAGAGAACATCTGGGATCCAGGTAATTTTTATCCCAATGCTTTTGTAGTTAATAACGGTGGCACTTATTATACAGCCACGGGTAACGTGCCAGCTGGCACACCAATCGATGCTGTAAACCCTGCGACTGGCTTACCCTACTGGACCGCAACTACTCCCGATACCGTAGGCGACAAACAAACGACCAGACCCCGAGACCTGGCAATCAATGATGCTATCCTGGCGCAGGCCTATGAAGAAGTTCCGTTGTCAGGTTACGATAATGTAAAATTTTATATCCTGCCAACAAAGAATGCTCAACCAGGATCGGCTGGTCTTACAACCACAACCGATGGAGTTAGCAGTGCTGGTGATGAACCGGGCTTGGAGGTTACGCCCGACGGATTTGGCTATGTCCAAGGTTATTTAACCGGTGACACGCATGCACCCAACGGCCTTCCAGTTACTCCCGGAGTACAATTTCCTCCGCACCCGGCCAATGGCGATTATTGCTTACGTTTAGACTATTACCCTAATCGCCTGTTCCGTTACAACGGTCGTGCTTGGTTGGCCATCAGTGATAATGTCCGCACTGACCTTGACTATGCTGCAGAAGCACTAACTCAACGAGCCAGCTTTGTTAACAATACCTACACTGTGCCCACCACAGATGTTGGTAACATTCCTAGTCGACAGAGTCTCAGTAAGATTTTGGAAATACAACCCGACAACGGTGACCAAGGTGGCAACTTGCCACCCAACCCAAGACCCCCAGGACGATAATGAGCCAATTTTTTTATGACCAACAATTACGACGCTTCTTACTACAGTTTGCTCGTATCTTCTCAAACTTTGATGTGGAGTTTGGTGCCAACGAAGCTGGCCAAGGTCCTGGGTCCGAAGTAGATACCTTGGTGCGTGTACCTGTGCGCTACGGAGACGCCAGCCGCCAGGCGCAGACCATATTGCAAAATAATTCAGCCAGTGACATGCCAGCAACACCTTTAATGACCTTTTATATTACAGATTTAAAATATGACCGTCCTAGAATGCAGGAACCATATTATGTACAAAACATGGCAGTTCGACAACGAACCTATGATCCTGCCACTGACACGTATGAAACCACACAAGGCAACGCATTTACCATAGAACGTGCCATGCCTGTGCCTTATGAAATGACCATAAACTTGGATATTTGGACCAGCAACACCAATCAAAAAATGCAGTTGTTGGAACAAATTTTAACATTATTCAATCCCAGTTTAGAAATACAAAGCACCGACAACTACATTGACTGGACCAGTTTGACTGTGCTGTATCTCAAAGATGTGCGTTGGACCAGCAGAACTGTTCCTATCAATGCTGACAATCCCATTGACATTGCTACCTTGTCGTTTACCTTGCCCATGTGGATTACCCCTCCGGCCAAGGTCAAGAAGTTGGGTGTCATTGAGCGTATCATTACCAGTGTGTACGACGCACAGGGCGACCTGATTAACTCATTGACCAACAGCGACCTATTGTTGGGCACTAGACAACGATTTACACCTTTTGGTTACCAAGTCCTATTGATCAATAACAAATTGCAGGCCCTACGTCACCAACAGGTCGTTGACGAACCCAATGCCACGTTGACCGAGGCCGATAGTCCATCTAGCAATTTACTATGGCACAGTGTAATCGGCATGTACGGTGCGCTTCGCCCCGGAATCAGTTATATTACCCTGGAACAGCCCGACGGAACTGATGTGTCTGGTACTGTGGCCTTTGATCCCACTGACGATAGATTTTTGTTGTTTACTGTAAACGCCGCTACTGTGCCGGCCAATACCTTACCGCCAATAACGGCTGTGATAGATCCCTTGGTCAGTGGACCCGGATCGGGTTTGCCAGCAGCCGCTCCGGGTCAACGATACCTGCTTACACAAGATACCGGAGCTTGGTCTAATCCCGATACAACCAATCCTGTTGCTTGGGAAGGCACCTTTGGACAACCCTTGGTAGCTCGCGCCAACGACATTATTGAATATGATGGTACCTATTGGCAAGTTGCGTTTGATCGCACATCCAGTCCAGACAACATGCAGTACGTTACAAATCTTACTTCAGAACTACAGTATCGTTGGACTGGCACTGCCTGGGTCAAAAGTTATCAAGGAATTTACCAGGGAGGCTTGTGGACACTGGTGCTGTAACGGCTGTAGGGGTTTGGTTTTACACTGTGGATACTCATAGATACCTGTATCTCATGCGTAACGATCCCAAACATCCTGGCTCTTGGGGCCTACCTGGAGGACGTGTAGAGTCAGGTGAAACCTTACTAGAGGCCATGACCCGTGAATGTCGTGAAGAACTAGGGTTTGTGCCCGACTATTTGCGTATGATTCCCTTGGAAAAGTTTACCACTAGTGACGCAGGCTTTGAGTATCATACGTTTTTTTGTGTGGTAGACTCAGAATTCCAACCGACCCTTAATGATGAACACTTGGGCTATGCTTGGATTGATTCGGGTATTTGGCCTAGGCCCATGCACCCTGGATTATGGTCAACTGTAAACTTTCAAGCGGTGCAGAACAAGATACAGGTAATTGAATCCGGCCTACTGTGATACGTCGCAGTAACTGATCCAGTCTCGATAACACATGGTCCTTACGTTGGCGCAGTCTAACCACTCGTTGGGCATGTTGGTACTTTCGCCAATCAAGTAAAAGTCAACTGGATAAGTCCTAAATATGTCGGCAACTTCTTTGACCCAGGTGTTGTGACCCCCATCAACGTCTTGATTGTATCCCAGCATGAATATTTCACGATGTCCGTCGAATGCAGCTAGGTAAAGTATGGTGGCTAGATCCACAACGGCAGGACGTTGTGGTATAAGATAAAAGTCGCCTGGATTACGAATGCAATTTTTTGCGGTAGTGTAGACCACGCTGTCTTGTTGGATTGCTGACGCCTGTATACGAGCCAACGGTTCGGTGCGAGTTTCTACAGTAAAATCCAAACGCATTTCCAAGGCAATGTCTCCAACACCGTAGGTTTGTAATTTTTTACTGCTGAGTAGGCCGCCGCGGTGACGGGCCAGTCGAGTGTAGTCAAATACAGCACGATCCGCTGAGCTGCCAATGCAGGCTGCACGACCTGAGATGTGCTGATTTTCAATGGGATTAGGGATCCACTCTCTGGTTTCTGATTTTTTGCCACCAGACCACTTGGTTTCAAGTATGACAAATTCACCAGGGTAATCAGTACGATATTGTGCTTGCATATGATATTTATCCGCTTAACTTATGGTAAGACCACTGAGAGTGAAATTTGAAATGTTCAAAGACTGTGTATACAAAACAAAAATAACACCCTGTGTACCAGCACCACCGTTGGAGAAAGTAGTACCACTCTGAGTGGTGCTGCCACCACTACCGCCACCACCATAGCCTGTTGCCGCTATACCATTTGACGCTGGTGTGGCAGCTCCGGTGGCACCGCGACCATACGGTATTGATGCAATACTAATATATGAGTTGCCGTTGTTATTGCCGGCTCCGCCAGTACCTGGGGTAATAGTAACCGCGGTGCCACCAGCAATACCTGCTCCATTTATACCACCAGAACCGCCACCGCCGCCACCTGCTCTGTCAGCATTTGTAATACCTGTTCCTGCGCCACCTGCACCACCATTGGCAGTTGCACCAGTTCCGGCCGTACCTCCAGTGGTTGTTGTAGTAGTAGTTGATGCTCCGCCGCCGCCAGTTGTGGTGTAAGCACCTGAGTTAAATGTTGTTGCACCACCTGCACTGGCTGTAGAAGATGAAATACTTCCAGCACCTGCGGTTCCTGCGGCGCCAATAGCATAGGCAACAGAAGCACCAGGAGTTAATACAACGTTGGTTGCTGTTGTAAACCCACCACCACCACCGCCGGCACCTGATACGTGTGACCCAGGACTTGACACCACTACAGCTCCAGCTCCGCCGCCGCCGCCAGCAACCAAATACACTCGGTTGTTGTATGAGCTCCAATCTGATGGCACAGTCCATGCTGTACCGCTGGTCAATAGGTAGCCTATTTGCGTAACGTCAGATGACAGTAATGCGCCGCCTGTAACATTGGTTCCAAAGGTACTGTTTGCTCCAACATACCATACATACCGTTGGGTGTTACTGGCAATAGGTGTGAAATTGATATCCTGGATACTCATAAAATCTCCACCTACGGCAACGCCACCGCCGGCCAAAGCTAGAGTGGTCTGTGTACCGGCAGTTGATGAATTTAATGTCAGTTGATTGCCCGGAGTGGCACCACCTGCGGTCCAGTTGGACACTGTGGTAGTGGTGCTGGCTGGTAGTGTGATGGTATACGCAACAGTTTTTGTACTGGAAACCGTATTGAATGTGTTGCTTCCGGTGATGACATAACTTGCAATACCGGCGGCTGGGCCTATTTGCAAGTTGTTGTATGTTTTGCCGCTGCCAACAAATGTTTTTGTTGTGGTACTTGTGTCAGAAAAGGTTATGGTACTTGTACCGGCATTAATTACAGCTCCGGCTGCCACATTCCAACCACTGCCGGTTCCACTGGCAGTCCATGTATTACTACCCATGTTTATGGTACCAGTCAGACTGAATAGTCCGGCTGTGATGTTGTAACCTGGAGTAAATGTGCCCAATGATATGGTAAATGTTCTAGAGGATCCAATGGTCAATGGGCCGCCCAATGTCAGTGTGCTGTTATCATTGCTTTTTGTGACGGGAAAATCCAGGGTTACTGCGTTGGATGTTATTGTCTGTGTGCCTGACGTGGCGGCAAACGTTTGGGCATTGGCACCTGCAGTAAATGTAGTTCCTGCTCCGTTGGTCCAGTTGCCATAGATAGTTCTGGCTATGTTTGTAACCGCAGTGCCAAATCCGGTCCAGTTGAGATTTTTGTAAATGGCATTGGTTTCAGTCAGGGCGTATGTGCCAGTAGTATAGTTGAAGTTCATGGCCTGGGCTTCAGTTACTGCTCCAGTGGTCACTGTGGTAGCAGTGGCTGAGTTGTTGCTGACATTGACCGTACTTGTACCAGTGTAGCTGAATCCGGTCACAGTGGCCATATCAAATACTGTACCCGACCCCGTCACTGTGATGGCGCCGGTTGTGCCAAATGCGATTGTACGAGTATTAGACGTGCTTGAACTGAATATACCAGTGGTCAAGTTGAAATTGTTTAGATCTAGTGTGCTATTGAGTGCTGTAAATGTAAATGTTCTAGTAGCACCTAAGGTCAATGCCGTGAGCAATTGTAAGGTGCCAGTGCCGGTGGTTCTTGACATAGGAAAATCCAAGGTTGCACCATTGGCAGTAATGGTTGGGTTAGCTGTATTTGCATTAAAATTTGTGGCGTTGGCGCCGCCGGTCCAGGTAATGCCCGACGCCGGATTGGTCCAGTTGCCGTAGACGTATCTGGTTGCGTTACCAACCGTGCCAGCAAATCCAGTCCAATTAATATTTTTATAAAAACCACCCTGACCTTCAGTGAGTGTGTAGGTACCAGTAGTGTAGTTGAAATTTAGCGCTTGAGATTCAAGGCCAAGGGGTGTGTTCACTGTAGTAGCAGTGGCTGAGTTGTTGCTGATGTTGACAGTACTTGTACCGGTATAGCTAAAACCGGTTGCAGTGCCACCAAAGTCCCATACTGTACCCGACCCTGTCACAGTGATGGCACCACTTGCACCAAATGCAATCACACGAGTGTTAATATTGTTTGAACTAAACGAGCCAACGCTCAACGAATACGTACTCACATCCAGAGTTCCTGAGGTAAATGTGTATGCTCCTATTACCACAAGAGGAAAACTGGATGTGGACAAGGTCACAGTACCACTACTGTGAGCCACAGTAGTAAACCTAATTGGACCATTGGTGATGGGCACTGTGGGAGTGTCGGTAAGTGTGATTGAGCCAAAAGTATTTGTTTGGCTGTTGATGTTGATGGCTCCAGCAGTAAGAACCACTATACCAGTTTGATTGAAGGTGTCTTGTAATTGAAATGACGATCCAGAATTGTTGATGGTGATTGGATTGGTGATTGTTTTACTAGCCGAAGTGATCAATTGTGTTCCAGTAGTGGCAGCAAAAGTATAGACACCTGAACCTGATATGGCCATTCCTGACACCAAGGTCAAGTTGCCGTAAATGGTTGCGGTATTGGTGCTTCCTGTCCAGGTACCAGTAAAGCCGGTAAAATTTAATGATCTTACTGTGGCAAGAATTGTCAATGACAGTACATATGTGCCTACAGTAAAGTTAAAGTTTAATGCATTTGCTTCGGTTGCGCCAATCATTGTAACTGTGGTGGCAGTGGCTGAGTTGTTGCTGATATTGACTGTTGGAGTGCCGGTCAATGTAAACCCAACAGCCGAATTCATTGTCCATACTGTACCCCCGGCAGTACTGGTACAAGTTATAGCACCACTTGTGCCAAATGCAATCACACGAGTGTTACTATTGTTTGAATTAAACAGCCCAGTGCTCAATGTGTAGTTGCCAGCTCCACCATTGGTCAAATCCAATGTGCCGTTGGTCAGGGTATATGTTGCTGTGCTACTCATGGTCAATGCTCCATTAATGGCAACAGTTCCTCCAATACCGTTTTGGTTAATTGAGAATAAAGTTTTACCTGCACTAGTGATGGTCTGTGTGCCAGTGGTGGCTCCCAGTGTCCATAAACCAGTGCCGGTGGTGTATGTCATACCTGATACCAAAGTGATTGATCCAAAGATAGTGTATGCGGCTGTGCCAGGTGCCCAGGTGCCAGTAAAGCCGGTAAAATTTAATGATCTTACTGTGGCGCCGGCGGTTAATGTAAGTGCGTAGGTACCTGTAGTAAAGTTGAAATTTAGTGCTGTAGTGGTCGTTAAGCCAAACACGTTGATTGTGGTTGCGGTGGCTGAGTTGTTGCTGATATTGACTGTTGGAGTGCCGGTGTAGGTGAAACCAGTGGTTGTAGTCATTTCCCATACAGTACCCGATCCGGTTGTTGTAATATTACCTGTACCAAAGGCTATTGTACGAGTGTTACTGTTGCTTGAGCTGAAAGCTAAACAAGATAATGTTGTAGTATCAGTGAAAGATATAGTTCCAACGTTAAATGTATAAGTACCCGAAGTTGCAACAGGTGCAGTTGAACTAAGATTAAATTGACCAGCGTTATGTCCAATGCCGCCTGTAAATGTGTATGTTGCATTGCTGGCAGAATTAATGATGCCTGTGGCAACACCCGCAGTTTGATTGATAGTAAGTGTGGTAAATCCTGAGACTGTTTGGCCGTTCCAATCAAATGTGCCACTAGTCAGTGTTAATCCAACTGTTGATGTCAATGCACCTGCCAGCTGAACTGATGTTCCTGTGTTGTTGATTGTGATTGGAATTGCGCCAAATGTTTTTCCTGCAGGAGTAATTGTCTGTGTTCCTAAAGTGCCGGCAAATGTCCATGCACCAGTACCACTGGTAAATGTCATACCTGTGACCAAGGTTAATGAGCCGGCAAATGTAGTTGTGGCGGTTGAAGTTGACCAGGTGCCACTGAATCCAGTAAAGTTTAGGTCTCTGACCCAACTGGCAGTGGTCAATGTAAAAATACTACCAGCAGCACCAGCAGCCACAAATACATTTGGTGCTGTTGTGGCAGATCCACCTGTTGTGCCAATAACCACAGTTCTTGTTATAGCACTGGCGGCCGCTCCTGACAATCGGAATCCACCTGTGCCGGTGGGTGTGAAAGCTGTTGCATCAGTGAGAGTCAATACTGTAGCGGTGGCGGTGCTTGTGATATTAACATAGTTTGATCCAAAAACAACGCTACGTGCAGTTGAGCCTGTGCCTGAAAAAGTTAAACAACTGAGATCAAATCCATTCAATGTCACTGTACCTGCGGTCAATGTAAGAAGATTAGTGGCTGTCATAGCATCTTGCAATGACCACCCGCCACCAACTCCGTTGAATGTTACAGCGTATAGTGATTTGCCAGCTGAAGTAATGGTCTTACCAGTTGCGGTTGCGGCAAATGTAATAGTTCCAGTGCCGGTGGTCCAGGTCATGCCGGCTACAGCAGTCAATGAACCGGCAATGGTGGTTGCCGCGGCTGGTGCAAAAGTGCCATTAAATCCGGTAAAGTTTAGATCTCCAACCCAGCTACCAGTGGTGATGGCAACGATACTGCCGGCTGCGCCAGCGGTCACAAATACGTTTGGTGCTGTAGCTACTGCTCCGCCTGTTGTGCCGGTAACTACCGTTCTTGTTATAGCACTGGCGGCCGCACCGGTCAGTTTAAATCCACCTGTGCCGGTGGGTGTGAAAGCTGTTGCATCAGTGAGAGTCAATACTGTAGCGGTGGCGGTGCTTGTGATATTAACATAGTTTGATCCAAA